TCTTTTAAGTATTCACAGAAATTATCTGCATTAACACTCAACACTTCACTATCAATTTCCCCTGTTTCAAATCCTACAGAGAAATCTACCAACACAGCAGCTACAGCCATTGTAAGCCCTGTAAGCACAGTATTATAATCCATTTCATTTGCTAGAGACAAGTCGCAAATTGCTTGTGCATATGTCTGAGCTTTTTCTATGTCATTCAAATATTACCCTCCTTGTTTAAATAATTAAATATATGAGATATAACGTCTACTGTCCAGCCATTACCTAACATCTTATATCTTTGTGTGTCAGAAACACAAGCAGTGTACTTCTTAGGTACTGTTTGCAATTCTTCACATTCTTCTGGAGTTAATTTCCTAACTAATCCTTCGTGCAGTAAAAGATTATTAGCTTCCCAAGATGAAGTAGTGATACTAGGAGTTTTGCCGTCAATAGCTCTTATACCACCCTTATTACTTCCATGAGGCCATTGTAATATGTATGTGGTATTCCAAGACGGTTCACCGCGAACCGTCAAACATTTAGCTTTGTGGGGATTAAAAGCTACGTAACCATCTTTTTCCTTTAATTCTCCGTAAGTTTTTAACCAGGACAACCTACCATCTTTAATCCTATACTTATCGTCCACATTTTCTTCTAGAACATCACAAAGTAAAATATTTTTATCTGCTGGTTGTTTGATAGCACCTATATTAGTCCAATAAAGTCTAAAACGATTTTGAGCAGATACTAAGTTAGAATTAATACTAATAGGCTCTACATTTAATCGACTAGAGATAATGTCCTTATATTCTTGTTTCATTTTCACATTTTCTAGTAAAAATTTAATATTAGGGTTATCGCTTTTAATTTCACTGAGAATACGTTCATATTCAAAATAAAGTTTTGATCTCTCATCATCAAATGCAATCTGCTTTCCAGCTAAAGAGAATCCCTGGCAAGGACTTCCACCGATCAATAAATCAATAGCTGTTTCGTAATTACCATTTTCAGTGCAGAGTATTCCATTTTTATAACTAATCTTCGTGACATCACCAACATGAACTATATCTGACCAATTAGCTTTACTAACTTTAACAGCATGCTTATCTATCTCACTAGCAAAATATTTATCCACTTTAATATTGGCACGTTCTAAAGCTATTCTACCACAACTCATTCCATCAAATAAACTTAGTACATTCATTAATTATCCTTATATTATTCCATAATTATTAATACTAAATTATGTTATCCAATACGTTCCAATTTCTCTTCAAGGAAATTAATCACTCTTTCCCACTCAGCAATAGCATGCATATCATCAGCATTATCCCATGCTTCAAATTCTGCGCAATAAAACTTATGTTGAAGCTGAGCCTCTGCAATCCATCCCGTTACAAGCTCTGTAATGTTCAAATTACTCCCCTTTCTTCTAAATCCAATATATGATCTTCTATACAATTAAATTGATTACGATCAAACTTATGAATAACACTTTCACCATCTACACGTATATCTAGTAACTCAATTTCAGAATACTCTGGAGGATTAATCCTATCAGCTTTCTTACCTCTAGTGAAGATATAAATACACTCTGCGAAACGTATTTCATCGTCTATTTCTAAGTCTAATATGTAGGAACGTTTACGCATGAGATTTATTAATATCACTGGCATTAGTAGAGATAAACTCAAATTCCTCTAGAAATCTTTCTACAGTCAGAATATCAGCGCTGTAATCTTCAAATACAAAAACAACTTTACTCCTGTCGTCAATCTCTGTGCTAACTACAGCTTGATAGCCAGTTATCGTATCTCTCCATACACTATGATGGGGAATTTCTTGATTCATCTTCATCTCCTTCTGTAAACATTCTATCTAACTCATTAATCGTATATTCACTAATTCTTGTAGCAGCCATTATATCAGAATACGTGTAATTTGTCCACTTATTTTCATGCAGCCATGCAATTAATTTCTTAGTCTTAATCTTATGGATATTAGTGTTTTCTCCAACCTTACTTACACATACTCCTTTTGGAAACCCTTCAGGCCACCTAAACAACCTACTAAAAGCGATATACACATCCATTTGCCTATTAATTATGGCTGCATAACAGCCATCCACTACTACTTGCATTTCTTGTTGTGTACAACCGCGTATTAAGCGATCTTTATAATAGCTAAGTGGTTTCTTACGCTGGGATTTTGTTGTACTCATCATAAGCCTCCTGCCAACCTATTTCCCATAATATCCTGCTATCTGTCCCTGGTACATGAGGGTTATCTGAAAGCTGTTTCCAGCAGTTATAAGCTTTCTTTCCTTCGTCTATTACTAATTGATATTGTAGTGAATCGAACATTGTTTCTCCTAGTGACATGTGGCCCAGTTTGTTCCTATCATATACCCTGCTGTAAGCTCCACGTTAAGTTTATAATATTCTCCAGACATCTTAACAGCTCTAACTGCAAGCTCTCCAGAGCGATTATAAGCTACATAATACATTTTATCTGTATGCATAACGTCTGACCATACTCTGTCTGTCTGGGCCTCTTTAAACTCCTTAGCAGCTTTTTTAGCAGCCTTAGCTTCTTCAGACTCTACTAACTTACCTTCTTTATCTGTAATTTCCAAAGCACCTTTAACAGGAAATGTTTTAAATTCTACAGCAGAACGTCTTACTTCATATTGAGCTTCATCGTGATAGGCTATCATTTGCTGACAGAAATTCTTACTCTTCCAATCTTCTGTAAAAAAGTCTACAAGCAAACCTTCCTCTTCTAACATTGCATCATGCATTACCATAGCTCGCTTAGCACAAATAACACCGGCACTTTGAAGATAACTGTTAATAACATTTCCTTTAGAGCGGATTGGCAATTTACGCTTGTCAATAGCCGGAATGAATTTTTTCTGGCCTGTAGTTTCCCAATATTTTTGCATTGCCTCTTTTAACAATTTTAACGGTGCCGCTTGTATCCAAAAAGCATTAAAAATAATCTGTCCATCTTCCAGCGAACATCCTACAGTTTTTGCTACTCGCTTAGCTTGTGCATTGTATGAACAACCGTATTTAACAGGCTTAGCAGATTGCCGAGGAAATTCTCTATTCAACATTTTAGTAATAGACCTAGCCAATACGCTGTGGCAATCATTAGGTTTTTCTGCTGTTAAACTTACCCCGTATTCTGGCCCTCCAGGGTAACGAAAAACTGCGTGAGTTTCCATCTTTGCCTCTAATGAATCAAAATCGAAAGCCAACTGCAAGAAGCCATCTTTCAAGTCTGCACCAAATAATGACCTCATTTGCTTACCATACAGGCTAGATGTTCTACTGATGTTTGCAACTTTTCTGTGCTTCATGCGACTCGTTGCGGCGTCGCAAGTACCTGCTGGTGTAGGTATCCTATGATCTAAATTTAAACGTGGCTCAGATAAAAATCCTACTTCATTCTCTTCCTCGTCGTCATCTGGATCAACTCCGCCTCCTAAAATACTATTACGTCTGTGTGTGTAAGTAAAATAATCGGACACAAGTTTAGCATGAGGAAATTTATCCCCTATTGCCAACAAATTAGGATCAATTTCCTTTTCTTGTCCTACTGTTAGTGTAGGATTAGTATACACTTTCAAAGGTCTTTTAATATCGTGCTTTAGTAACTTATCTCGCAATCTGTTAGGCTTCACTTCTAACTCATAACACCTATCATCACGGAAAGGAGAGTTAAGAGTTTGTTCTGCATATTTTTCAACTACAATTTCAAATCTCTCTTGTGAAATCTTTTTCTTCTTAGAATCAACTGTCAAATCTCTCTCTTTGTACTGAGTAGGATTCCAGTTATATTCCTGCATCAACCAACCTTTTATATGAGAAGAGTCATTAGCACTGCTGCTTAATTTTCCTGGCTCTGTCGTTATTAAAGGTTCGCAAGGTAGAGGTAATTTATATTCTTTACCGTAAAGAACTGTATACCAATTACCATCCCGTTCTTCCAACTTACTTCCATGCTTAGCTACAAACTTTCCTATGTTTACATTAGGTTGTCCAGATTTCAAAAACTGCTCTTTTCCAGGCGTATAAAAAGCTTGTTTAGTTTTAGCTAAAGTACGAGGCGGAATTAAAGGTTCTACTATGTTACGTATTTCTTCCATCTTGCTATCTAAGTCTCTTACGCATTCTTCAGCAAAATCTTTATCAAACCAAAAACCTCTGTGTTGTTGCCTAGTGATGATTTCTGCTACTTTCTGCTCTAATTTGAAAGCATCTTGCCAAGGCCAATCTCCCCACTCTTTAACCAAGGCATTATACACCTTATGATTAACTTCCACATCTCGTATATTATACTCTAACATTTCAGGACTATATTTAGCAAACTCAGCACCCGCAGGAGCATCTTTAGATATCAGTCCTACTTCAATTGCTTTGGCTCTCCAATCAATTTTTTCCAATCCTAAAGTTTTACCCCAAGCTTCAATTGAGTGGCCTCCATAACGATCTGGATTGAGCACTTTTGAGGCAATCATAGTGTCCCATATCTCTACAGGTCTTTCATCAAAAGTATCTATATCTCCAATTGTGTAATTTAGTCCTAAAGCTACTTTTAATACAAGTAAATCGAAGTTAATTATGTTGTGGCCCACTAACATTGTAAATTGTTTGCTGAATTCTAAAAATTCAGTATAACATTCTTCCTCTGCGAAAGTGTACATTTTACCTGTGTCTATATCTTTAACAGCAATGCAGTGAACTTTAAAAGTATCAAATAGTTTATAAGGACTTGCTGTGTAGTCTATGCTTGTATGATCAATAAATCCTGTTGTTTCTATATCTAAAACTACACGCATATTTACTCCTTATTAAAGCCATAGTATTTTATTTCAGCCTCTTCTCTGGCTATTAAGGCATCTTCAAAAGTATTAAAAGTGCCTAGATGTATTAATCTAAACTCTGCCCCTATAGCTGCTGTCCATTTATTTTGATTTTTATTAAAATAAATTCCTGTCCTTCCAGATGTATTATTAGATCGTATGTTAGTATTATATCCTTGCATATTATGAGTATCCCATTTGCAATTTTCTTTACAATAATTTTTGTTCGGGTCTTTTCTTTCTAATGCTAATCCGTCAGGACATTTTCCCATATCTTCTAAAAATTTAGAAAAATTATTTTTCCATTCTTCACAAACAGTAATTCCTCTTGCTCCGTATCTGTAATAAGCGTCATGATTTTTATCAAAACATCTTCGTTTCATAGAAGCCCACACTATATATTCTTTTGTTCCCGTACCGCCGTGCGTTGTAGAGGACTCTCTAGTGGCTTCTATGGCATAACATCCGCAAGAAGTAGTGTGCCCTGCTGTAAGAGCTATTGTAGTCGGTCTGGCAATTCCTCCACATTCGCATATACATAGCCACTTAGTATTTCTAGCTCCAACATCCGAAATTCTATCTACAACTGTCAATCTTGAAAATTTATCTCCTATCTTTATTTTTGTTTTCTTTTTAGGTGAAACATTTCCATTTCTAGCTGATTTAGCATCAGTGATTCTCACAGAACCGCAATCAATAAATTTTATCCTGACTCCTCCAGTTTTTACGGAGGATGAAATTATTTCTTCAATTATATAACTTCCATAGTGTTTAGTTTCAATAATTTTTCCTACATATAAACCTTCCATCAACCCTCCTCAATAATTCACATGAACACTATTCACCAAACTGGCAATTCTATCAAACAGCTTTTCAGCAGCCTGCTCTTTAGCTTCTTCTAAGTCACCGGCACCATAATCATTATAGATATCGTGGTAAATATCAACAAATTTTTTATCCATGTAATGGAATATGTAATAAAAACTATTATAATCATCTTCTGGTGGGTCAGACTCACCTACATACTCCAATCCCATAACTTGGGCAATATCCCATTTACTAATATTCACATTAGCCATGATCAATAATCTCATCAACTGATATATCATAGCCTGTCGTCGGGGATATTGCCAACGTGCAAAGCCTACCCTTGATATCTGTTAATTCTATTTTAAGAGTTTTATCATCTTCATGCCAAGATATAAGCTCTACATATGCTGCACGATATTTATATAGATCAATCATCCGTCCCTCCAATTCACAATAATAATTTCAGTGTCTTTCAATTCTTCTTTAAGTTTTAAAGAAATGGTGACAGTTTCAATCATAAATTTATCGTAGTCCTTATACTCCCTTGTATCCCACATTATATCATATAACAATCCCCATCGCATCATCCTGTCAATCAATTCTTCAGATAATCCCAACTTTGTTATATCTAGAGACTGACTATACTCTTTATAAGGATTTGTAGGCCATAATCCTGATGATGTGTAGCTTGGCATTAGGAATAATGTTCTAGACATTATTTCCCCTCTTGTACACGATAAACTTATCTGATAATTTGTTTCTTCGTGCTGATACTACAACTCCGCTATGGAATACAGTTACGTAACAATAGCTATTGCCACTAATTCTGCCATCTTGTGTTACAGCTAGTACATAATCTAGTGCACTACTATCAGAGATACCATCTCGTGCTTCTATAATCATTTTACCCATTTAATCCCTCCACATCTGCTTCAGTGATTGTATAACTTTCGCCACCCTTAACAGTCCAGAAAGTGATAGTGCAATACTTATCAATCCATTTCTTAAGGTAATTATTAAGAAGCTTCTTAGATTTCTCGCTTACATCAGGAAAATCTTCTGCACACTCTCCATAGTTATCATAAGCTCGTTCTCCAAGCATCTCAAGAATATCCTCAATATCTATCAGATTGTTAACAACAGGAATACTGGCAGTTCCGTAATAGATTTTATTGCCTACAATGCCATCATCACAAGAATGCCATAGGCTCTCAATACACTCTTCTTTAGACTCGTGATTATATTGTTCCCCATCATTACTCCATACAATATTTTCCATTATGCTGCCCTCTTATTACGTTTAGCGTTTAGTTCGTAGAAGCGATCAAGAAATAGTTTATAAGCTTTTGCACTAGACAATGGCAATAGCTTACCTGCTACGATGTCTACATTCTTTACACATTCTGGATAGTCTTCGGTCAACATAATATCTCTAAATTCAGTTTTAAGCATACGTAAATCTGCAATCTTAATAGATGGATGCATAGGGTAATTTAACCCAAATCGTTCAAATATTTCCCTCTCTACACGTTCTTCAATTACTTTATAATCAGGCAGAAGTTGCTTCAAGGGCGAAGATATATCTGAAAGGAAAGCCTCTGCTGCATCATGCAGAAGTGCTGCAAACTGGTGCTCAGTAGGTACTAGATAACTTACCCAAACAGAGTGCTCGGCGACAGAATACCACTTACCCGCACCAGTAAATCTACAAATATGGCTGAGATTATGTGCTATTTCTTTTTCAGTGAATACAGAAGTTTCAGGACTTGTGAAATCAAAGTACTCTTTATTACTAAGTAAAATCGTAGGCTTCATTTCTTATCCTTCAATGTAAAGTCTCTAGGAGTTTTATCTTTGTGCAACTCTTGCAGACTCTTTACAAGTGGTGTTAGCTTATCAAGAACACCTTCATACCCAATAACAAGTGGCCTATCATCAATCAATGTACCAGCAGCTTCAGCAGAGACAATAATATCAATGTTAGCCAATATAGCACTCCAATGAGGAACATTATCAGATGCATCTACAATCTGTCCTGCCAATATTTTATCAAAATGCCTACGAATAGCATCTAGATATATAGACATCAATACAGGAGATGCATTGTAGTTACTCATACCATATTTCTCTTTGCCGTTAAGTTTCCCAATACAAGCGTAAGCGTTTAGAAGAGGGCTTACAAGAGTTAATGGTAGATTAGTAAGCCCTATTGCCTCTTTAGGATTTACATTCATACATACTCCTCAAACAATTCAGTAATACGATTATCAATATTCTGCCTGTACAACGCGTCTTGTAGCGCTTTCTTCAATTCTTTTTGCAATTTTACATACTTTTTGATACGTGCTTTTGCTTGCGTTCTAAGAACTTTATACTCAAGTTTGGCTTCATGTTGTTTTAACGAAGCATAATGTTTAATAGCGTATGTATGCTGCTTTTCATGATTATGCAGTTCGTTGATTACTGAGCGGTTCAATGAAAGCTGCGACTGAATTAGGCTGGAATTCATAGAGTCTCCTTAAAATGTAGTAGGTTGTGCCACTGAGCGTACAAGCTTCATAAAGCCAGTTTGTAATTCTTTTTTAGCGTCTACATACCATTCGTAGGCTTCTGCTTGAAATATTCGTTGTTGCTCATCTTCATTGTTTGTAATTGAGAATGCACGTTTGTTCTGTTCAATAATATGTTGTTGTATTTGATATAGCGCAGTCTCAACAAGATTTGCAGTATCTTTAATAAGATTCATCAAGTCAATCTCTTCTTGAGACAAGTCACGATAACCTTTAATTTTTGTATGTTGGTCTTTCAAAGTAGTTCTCCTTATGTTTGAATCAGTAAATTTGATAACTCCTATTTTATAGAAATAAAAGTTATCTGTCAATAGTTATTTACTCTTTTATATTAGTGGTAAATTAAAAAGTTTGTGGGTTATCTTGTAGCCATTTGTCCATGTCATGTAACCTATGTGTAGCTTTGTCATAATACAATTGGCCTGCTGGGCCTGTATCGGCATTAGCTCGATTTTTAAGTAGCATAACATCTGTAGTATTTCTTACAAAGTCTTCTGTTGCCATTTTATCTCTTTGAAGGCCGATAATTATGGATGCGCTTTTATACAAAGTGGAAGTCCCCATGATAGATTCATCACTTACAGCAGCCCCCCTACTACCTTCTTTTTGTCCGCTTGCAGCCTTTCTAATGTGCACTACGTTAATTAACGTTACACCTGTCTCTTTAGTGAACTTCTTCTGCCAGTCCATGTGCAATTCTTGTTCAGCAATTGTAAGGCCACTTAGAAGATCACTTGTAACATCTATAAGTATAGCTGTACAGCCCATAGCCTTAACCATCTCTTCAATTTTCTTCTGCATCACATCTAATTTTTCTCCACGGTCATCACACAAAACAAACCTTGGAGAGCCATCTTCACGAGTAAAAAGCTCTCTAGCGGCCTCTTTAGTCTGCTCACTAGACATCATGGAAATTCGCTCATCTCTACTTTCAATACCCATATAGCGTGTCTTAGTATAGTAAGATATCAAATTAGCTGCATAGTCGCCTGCTGTGGCTTCGAGAGAGACTACACCGAATCTCTCATTATCATTCATAATCCACTCTACGAGGCATTGATTTAGCACTGTAGTTTTACCAATAGATGACGCAGCCGCTATTAATACAATACAACCACCTTTAGGAATACCCCCTCCAAGCTTGTAATTTAATTTTGGAAGAAAGCTAGGCATAGGTAGCCGTTCCATGCTCACATGTGCTAATGCTGCATCATATAGTTGATCGGCTGTGTATAAACCTGCTGGCGACCAAGGTTTAGAATTCCAATAATCTTGAACAAATTCTTTTTCCTTGCCTTTATCTATATATGTATCTGCGTCTTTATAGCGCATCTTCATAATAAATACTTTACCTCTAGGAAGCACTTTTGCTAATTTTTCTGCTGCAATCTCTCCAGCTTCGTCTGAATCCATTGCGATTATAATTTTAGAAAATTGATTGCAAAATTCATACCTTGATTGAGCTTGCTTAGCTGCTCCTGCTTCTCCTAGTGTAGAGCATACCACTGCAACTGTTTCAAAATTCATTTTATCACGAGCTTTTTGGTCATCTAGCAAAATCTGATATGCTGCTAACATCTTAATTTCACCCCCAACAATTAGCAATGTGCGAGTGTGATTTTTAAACCTGAACTCCCCTACGAAATCTACCTCCTTACCGACTTGGCCTATAGGATTTCCGAAGTCTTTTGGAAAAAGTCTCGTCCGGTAGCCGCACAACTCCCCGCCAATTGTTGTAGGTACATATTGCTTTATTGGTTCCCCATTAGTAGGATCACATTCATATCTGACTCCAAAAAATATATTTATATCTTTACGAATTCCCCTGTAACCTTTGCCGTCTGGTGTGGTAATTTTCTTAATACGTTCGTTCTCTTCCGGTGTTATCTTTTCTCTAGTTGTCACTTCTTCCTCCTCTAAGTCATCTTCCTCATCATCCCATCCCATTAGCTCTCGGTGCTCTTTACTAGCAATTGTCCAAGAACAACTCCAACAATATGCCGACTGCGTATCAGAATAAACATGAAGATTATTCCTAGACTTATCTCTGCCATTTCTGATACATCTTGGACAGCCTGTCTTATGGTCTTTACTGAGGTCAATATTATATTTCTCAGCTAGATTCAAATTACCTCCTATAGTTGACTAACCAACAAATTCGCAATTTCCTTCTCATGCACATCTGTGACAGTTTTATTAAACCTACCATATTGCTGTTGCAATGTGTAGTGATTAGTTTTAATAGCTTCTGTTCCTGTTACTGTTTCTACATCTCTTTCATGTTTTGTGATATTAATTCCAATAGTGCTACTACGTTCACCATTCTTTGTAACACTATACACTAAGTAATTATCGGATGCAACATAACTAGAATACATACCTACACAATGCCCCATATAACTTCCTTCAGCATAAATATCATAAGGACTCTCTAACAACGTAGCCACATAACCTTCATGCTCAATTTGCTTCACTTTAAAATCTTTAAGATGAATAAAAGGAACTGTAGAATATTTCTTCTTATTAGCCGTCACAACAAGTTTATCATGCTCCTCTTTAACGCGCCTAACACTCCACTTGGTAGAGACATCCTTACCTTGGTCTTTAGCCATCTTAGCCATTTCTTGAAAATAACGTCCTTCAGTTATCATCTTATGTTTATTATTCCATTCACCCTTGAAATTATTGGCTAAATATTGTATGGCATCTACATTAAGATAATTTATCTCTTTCATCCTAAGCAAAGTAGAAGGAAGATTAGAGGCGAATATTTTAATTGTTTCCTCTTCACTTCTAGTAGAAATAACCTTGGCAATAGCAATATTCTTTCTCAAACTATTGCTTGTTACATTCTTCCAAACATTCTTATATTTTGCTTTCAAATCTTTAGGAGATTCACCTGTATAATTGAGAATAGGAAGGATATTGTATTGCTTATCTTTGTAAGCTTGCAAGAGAATATCTTTATTCTGATTAATTCTAGCAATATTATTAGCTGCCCACATATTACGACTATATGCAATCTTCTTAATAATCTCATAGACAGGCGCTATAAACACTTTCTTTTGCAAAGCATTAAAGTGTGCAAATAGTTGTGTACGACTGCCTTTCAAAGCATCTGCAATCTCTTTATTCTGTGTTTTCTTAGGATATGGTGCTGGATAAATTTGATGCTTAGAGAGGATATATAAAGCCCATGCTTTAGAATCTTTATATTGGACATAGCGATTGAATGTAGCCTCTCCAACTTTTATAATATTATCTTCTTTATCCCATTCAATTTGCATTATAGCTCCTCACTCAATCCCTTAGCAATCTCAGCCAGCACTCTAATATTATGTCTCTGCGTCTGTTTGTAGCTAGGCAAGCTCTCTTCAACAGCTTTCATAAACTCCTCCTTAGCCTTCGCCAAATCTTCTTCAGCTTGCTTACGTTTTAAAATTCCTTCAGCTTTGCGTTGTTCATATGTCCCACGTTGTTTTGATTCGCTCATACAATCCCCTTAATCCACTCAATAAATTCATCCCTAGAGTCAAACTGTGATGACATCAAATCATCTACAGCACGAAGGAATTCTTCAGCAAGGTACTCAGAATCAACTGTATCATGCATTCCTAGGTCAATTTTAGTGTTACCTTCTTCTAAAGAGACATCTTTATAACCTGAGTTATTTCTAACAGTTATTTTCATCAAGCTTCTCCAGGGTTTACTAAAAAATAAGCGTCGTCAAATGCTACATCTTGTCCAAGACATTCTCCTAGTGTATCACAATCATAATCTTCAAAAATCTTGATTAGTATTGAAAACCATGCTAGAGATTCTTCATAGCCTAAATCTTCTGCTTGGCTGATCACTTTGTCCATTATTTCACTTCCTGTACTCCAGCCCATAAGCCCTCCTCAAATAATTATTCAATTGTCGCTTAATACAGTCTACCAAATCTTGTTCATCTTGTTTGTCAGAGCATGCAGCACTAATAATTAAAACGTTTTCTCTTGCATTTTTAGTTGTATAAACTAGAGGAATATCATTCCAGTGCATGCCATAAATAATGTTATGTATAAACCCCGTAGGCAAATCAAGTTTGACATAATCACTAAAATCCATCCAAATCTTAGAGGCACTATGCCATTTAATATCAAGCTCTTGTATTTGTGCCAGTGGATTCATCGTAAATTATTCCAATAATACTGCATCTTATATTGACATCCTGTAGCAACACTGAAAAATACTTTAGTGTCTGGATTCTGCTGTGCAAATGCTGCGCAAGCTGAGCGTTCTACAGTGGTTTTATAGAGAACAATTCCACATCCAACTATAAATATAGCAGCTATTACTGAGCCAAACATTGATGCCAAAAATTTTATAAGTTCTTTATCCATATCAATCCCACAAATGAAAATAATATTTAGCAAATAATTTCAACCCTTTATCTGCACGTTTCTTATTACTCGCATAGTCAACTCCAAACCCTTCATTACTAGCAAACTCAAAAGCAAATATCATCTCATCTATGCATTTATCCCAAGCTTTCTCGTTTTTAAAGTTGCCTGGGTGACATCCCTTAGTTTCCTTAAATGCTTTCAGCCTTGGAATAATGAAATTAGCAATAGTTGCATCGAGATTCCATAACTCTGTGTTATCAAATCCACGTTCTTTACGTTGTTTCTTCCATTCAGCTTGACGTACATCCTTCTTGTCAATATGCTTAGACAGACTGTAATTCTTCATCTAATTCCCCTTTATAAAAACTAATAGACATATTATACGTATAAAATATAATATGTCAAGATTTATTAAGCTTTAGCTGTGTCACGTTCTTCTACAAGCTTCTCATTTTTAACAAGAGAATTATCCCCATTAGGAAGAAACAATTCAGCTATCCTCTGCTCTCCTTTAAATTGTGTAGGGGGCTTCTTAGGCTTAAGATTAGCTTCAAGTACAGTATGTCCTATTCCATCTTTTGTCACTACTGAATAAAATATCCCAGTAAGCTCTTTCTTAGTTCTCATTGACCTCAATGTTTGCAAACCTAGCGCAGTCTCTATAACAGCATCTTCACCATTCAACTCAGGCCACTCTACCATACCTATAAACTCTACTACTTCACCTTTTTTAAATTTCATGTTGTGCTTCCTCCGTTATGTAATTATTCCAGTTGTTGTCAATGAGCAATTAGCGTAGCATATTTTCTTTATTTGTGTGAAATATTTGTTTCATGTTGGAAATTTGCTACAAGGCTATTTTGTTGTTGAAATGTGTTGTATTATTTATGTTCAAGCAATGCTTTTAGTGAAACGGGAAACAATGGTAAAATAATATCTCTTGCTTGTTCTGCAACTAGACGTGTCTCATATTGTGTGTGATTGTCTAGCCGGAGAATCAACATGTCTGCAAATGCCCCGAGAGTTCCAGACCAATACCATTCCGTATGTGTATTTAATGGCAAGCATTCACGAGCTTGCTCAGCGCAAACACCATGAGCCAATCGTGCATTATATTCATCAAGACACATCCAAGAATGTTCTATTGCAGTATGCCTGTCATAGCCGGAATCTTCTGATGAACTTCCTTGTTTTACATTTTCTGCTGCTTGACGATATATCTCTGGAATATAAAATTCAGGCTCACTATCCACATATCTACGACTTACCTCATTCCAAGGCATAAATTTATGTTTGACAAGTTGGCGAGCTACATAAATAGGTGCTTTAATGTGCAAAGAAATAAAAGTATGATTGAATGGACTTTTATGTTTATATTTTGCTAAGTAATTGATAAGTTTAGTATCCGCATGACTCAAGACAGGTACATGATGGATATAACCAGTTTCTGGATCACTTAACTTTGCATCCTCGTGCCAATCCCACTCACTAGCTTTATCGAAAGATGTCCTAGCAGCATTCACTACAGACAAATCCGTTCCCATATGATCAATATATTTAACTTCTATATTTGCGAGTTTCAATCTACCTCCTATACAAATTTAGTCTGTGGACTATAATGTTCAATTTCTTGAATATACAAATCAGAATAACTTGTCTCATATTCCAATTGCTTCTTATGTTCTTCAGCAGCAAATTTATCATCAAACTGTTCACTACAGATATCGTAACCATGTAGCTTACCTTTTACAAAATAAACTGTGCCAAGGTTTTGAGGCTCATCTTTCAAGATACTAAGGTTATTACCGTATTGATCACCACGTTGAATTGTAATCTCTTCACCGCTGATATAGATTGTAACACCTATAATTTGTTTGTCAACTACTTCCAAAGATATTTGATCACTTATGTGATTAAGCTCTGAAGCATCTTTTATTTTAATCTTCCTAGTCATTATTTAACTCCCTCTATAATCATACTCATAAACACAACTCCAGCAGCAAACATATTAAAACTTCCCAGAAGCTTATTGTCTAATTTAGGCATTCCTTGCAATTGTGCCCATGCAAAGAATAGGTTTAGAGTTATTAGTGTTATATCTAGGGTCATTCTTCCTCCGAATATTGTTTAAGACGAGATAATATACCATTTAATTTTACTAATGTAAAGCTTCTGCAACAAGAAATAAATGTAGGATGAAACATACGCCCTTCTTCTGACTCTTCTTGTATGTCTAAGATTTTGAAGAATTCTTTTAGGTCTTGTTTGGCATCTTTAATGTTATTACTCATAGTACCTCCAATTCTTTACAGTATTTCTTACACATCTCATCAGCAACATTCCAAAGCCTTTTATCAGCTTTACTCAGCACATCAAGCAATAGACGTTTCTCTTTCAGATATGTAATAGCAAAATTCTTGTCATGCGTAACAATAGACGATGTGTTAGAAATCAAATCAGCACATTTAATAGTTTGAATCCAATCAGGAGCTTGGCTAAGCCGCTCTCTAGAGGCTGCTTTTCTATATGCCCTATTGCCTATTTCTAGATCAGATAATTCTTCAACACCAGTAGCTACAGCACCACCAAATTTCGTATATAGAAGCTCAATACCAAGTTGCTTATCTTCACAGACATCCTCAAGCCAATCATGAAGCCACGCAGTGGCTATAACTACAGGCTGCTGTATAACAGTGCTTACAATACCTGCAACTTCAGATAAATGTAGCCAATAATTATCTCCTGTGTATTTTCGCTTATGGTCTATTCTGTCATGTTCTGACATGGCAAATTGCATTGCTTGGTATGCTAGATTACTCATAAACACCTACTCCCATAAACTCATCAAGGTCAATTCTCTCATTAGCGTGATGCAAGTGGAGTTGTACGTAATCTTTTTCAATCATTGTAGCTGTAACTTCGTCTATGTCACCGTCCATCAAAGCATCTTCATAAACAAACTCTTCGACAACATCTATAGGTGTCTCATCAGGAACTTCAACGACATAAATCTTCTTAAAATTCACAACAACATTATAATGTTTAGACATCATCAACTCCCTTATAAATATTCTGCACAGCCTCAATAATCATCTCTTGGATGTTATCCTTCAATCCTGCTATTGTAACAGGTTCAATATTATTCGCTACAATAGCTTTGATAGTGGGCCTTTGTTCCTCTAGGCACTGTTGAAAATAATCGTACATCCCATTATAAGTTTTATCCCAAGCATCAGGCCTTTTAAATATTTCATGCAAAGAGATGTCGTTTAGCTTTTTATAAATTTTATCATAAAGATGCTCTTTCATGTTCCCATCAAGGCAATCATCTACAAGTTTATAGACAGTTTCATAAGCTACATTTGAAAGGAAACGTTTTAGGTCTGTCTCAGATTGTAGCTGACCTTTTACATAATCTTTAAACACATCTCTTGCAAGCTGTTCTTTTGTCTCTTCTGAGAGATAATCATTTATGTCTATCATTCTAGTATCCTTTAAATGGTTTAATACGCCCATCATATAGAGCCTCGTAAAACCTGTCAACATATTCCACATTATACATGGTTTGTATTTCATAATAATGTTCCCAACAGAATTCACGAAACCATCCTGAACTAATACTTGTACTCAATTTCATCTGAGCTTTATCAAATGCCCACTTACGATCAACATCAGGGAATGGATGGATTGATCTTTCTAGAGACAATACGCAGATTTCTTCATAAGCCGCATTCAATTGTATTTGTTTAGGCTGCGCAAAGAATAAAGCCTTACTTGTATATACTTCATTTTCATCAGGTTTAAATTCAAGATATGCTGGCCTATTTCCTAGAGCAATAGCTTCATGAATGCAATCGTGATCCAGGGTGTAAATGTTATTACTATTATCAAAGAAATCAGCTTTGCTTTGATTAAGTTTTGGCAAAGAGTAATTGTATGTGTCTTTCTCGCGCTCTTTGAAAAATTCCATATGCTCATCACGTATCTTAGCACCATGCTTGCGCAAAGTGAGAATGTCATCCAATGTCTTTTTAAACACAGGACTGTCTTTTTTATAGCGGTGACTCATCTTCAGCAAATACAAAACATCTAAAGAAGGAACAGTAAAACCATTCACCCAAATATTATCAGATTGACTCTCAATAAACTTATAAAGCCTTTCTTCCATACTATCAGGCCAAGTGATTGAAGCCTCTATAATCAAGCCATCAGAATTCTTCATGTAAATGGTTTTTCCTGAATTGATTGGATAGCAGATTTTAATATCATGAGCCTCTTTAAACTTCATTGCTGTATCATAATCACACAAAATATCCATATCTCCAGGTTCTTTACGAAACCCTCTAATGTGGTAATTTGTAGCTACGCTTCCAATCAATACAATCATTTTATCCCTTTCTTATATTAACATTTACTCGAATACCAATTGCAAGCTTGACTCTCCATATTTTCCAACAACGATTGCAAGCGATAGATATTATTTTTATTTTGCCAATCAGATTCAACATTCTCGTTTTCTTCGTTGTTTTCAAGAATATGCGACATAACTTCATCACTTTCGTATTGACCATATTCTTCGTAATATGGCAAGCTGAATTTCACACCACTAACTCCTGAAACGACATTAGCTGTCTCTAGCAAATCATAAGCTTGTTGTGCTAGTTTTTCAGCTTCATCGTAAGACTCAGCTTCCATCATTTCATGAAACACTTTAGTGGCTTGCTCAATACTATCTGAAATAACTTTGTTAGCTCCTTGTTGAATCTTAGCTTTTGTGGCTTTCAATTCATTGATACTGATTCCTTCAATAATTACATCATCCATTATACTTCCTTTCATTTAAATTATCAAATTAATTAGCAATCCATTGATGAGCTATACCAATCAACGTATTCATTAGTAACAGATTCATACAAATCTTGTATATTAAAACATAACCCATTATCATCTGACATTTTCTTTGCAGACTTAAGAATATCTTTAGCTGTACTAATCATTGTTGCAATTGCCTCTATTGTATCTTGTTGGCTCATTTTATTCCCCTTAAATTAATTAGCAGCTTTCACTAGACGGATTCCAAGACTCATCACGTCCATCGTAATAACCGCCCATACCATACGCCAAATCCCAATCAAATGATAATTCAAAATCTCTGGCAATTTTCTGGGCTTCGTTAACGAGTTTATATGCTTCGTTAATATAATTAGCGATAGCTTCGTTTGCTTGTTGTTTGTTCATTCTTAATCCTTTTTAGAAGTTGGTACTTCACTGATAATCAAATGTTTACTATCCCAGACAGTTTTATCTACAGACTCTCCCATCTTCAAATGTGTGGCCATAGTTTCTGGAACTCCTTGCAAAATTTCTTGGACAACAGTGGTATAACATTCTGGCCCTCTATTTTGATTGTCTGGCTAATACTACCATCTGTTTGTGTAAAAATGATTATACGTTCTTTTGGTATGCCTTCCACTCCTACAGAAATTTTTGCACGGTTGTACAGTTCAAACCTAGAGGCCATTCGCCAACAGCCATCATACGGGCTGTTTTCAAGTATGACATAACCATCTGTAACACTATTTATTTTATAAAGCTGCCCTACAGTTAAGTCACCCGCTGTATCTAGAGCATTTACACAAATAACAATATCTCCTGTTTTAAATTTACTCATCAACCCTCCCTAAAATGTTTAATATCAAATTCTATATCCATTCCCTCAAAGAGTGGCTGCATCCCCATATGTATATGTGGGCCAAATACTTGCATAATAACCCAGAATTGTTCTGTAAGTGTATCTCCAGCTTGGAAGTACCTTGGAAGATATCTGTATAGAAGCTTGGTATCACTCCAGCGAGCATTCCAAACTTTAGCTCCTGAGTCTGTAAGAACGACAGATACAGTGTTGTTCATATTAAATTTCATCTTCATCCTCTATCAACGAATAGTAAATATCTCGGAGTTCTAGCGTACTAAGATTTCTATACTTTTCACCTACATACCACTCTTTCCAGACATATTCAAGCCATACAACTTTGCCTGTGTGTTTCCCATTATTAATTCTGGTAGGAAACCAAGTAAATACTTTAACTTTCTTATCTTTAAGTTCTGAAAGATAAGTTTGGTATTCTTCACTCTTTTCTTTATCTGATTTACATAGTATCATTTCTTCTCCTTACAGAACTTATGCATTCCTATTATTCTATCACACTTTAATTTCTTAGCCCATATTGGATGTAACCTCTTATTAAAGAACCACAAATAATCTTCATCCAGAACAGGGGACATATTACCTATCTCTGATAGCCTTGTCAAGTCTTTTTCAATAACTTTGAACTTATAATTCTTATGGTGCCAAGAATATGCTCCAGGCTCTTTAATAACTCTACAAGCTGTTTTACGACTTTTGGCTACTCTATTAAGGGTTACATCGAGAACGGCTCTTGTAGCTACCTTAGATTCGGTCTGAGCTTCATGCTTAAGCATAGCTGAAAGACAAGTAGAGTCAGAAGTAGCATAACAATTAAAAGATAATATCAGTAGAAAACTTACTAACCACTTCAACTGTTGTCCTCTTGTATTACTACAACATTTGTTTTATAGTGCTGTTCTTTGTACCTATTTACTATATTCCAAGCTTCCCTTTCTGTGTTACATTTTGTTGACCATGCATATATTATATTATTAAATACTGTAAAAGTAACATTTCCAGTTAAATCACACTCTTGTAAATAATGATTATTAATTAAGGGGAAATATTTTTTGGATAATGGGTAGTATTCTACAGTAAATACAGCCTTTTTATTTACAGTTGGCGCTGTAGGTTTATTATAAAATAACCTCTTAATAAAATTAATCATTTACTATCCTTTCCTCGCCGCTCTACAAATTCACTAGCTGGTAAGTTTTGACAATACGCTTTAAGATATTCCCATCCTTTGCAGTCCTGAGCTATAGCGGCTACTAGTCCATTTACTAACACTAAAGGATTGCCGTCCATATTCCTACTAAAAGTTATCTTATGATCCATCTTTAACTTCCTTCACTTTTAATCCAAATATTGTAAATTCTTTAGTTTAATCCTCAACAGACTTTGCATACTCTGTTTGAAATCTTTCAGTCCATCGTTCTAGAAACTTATTATATCTCTTATTAGCCTCTTCCTCGCCAAAGTCAATCCCCTGCTTATAACTACTAATTTGCATACCAAACATAAGGATAGTGAGAATAACTACGTATTCTAGAGGGGTATCAAACACCCTATTAGCTATTGCAAATCCTATCCAGCAGATAAATTGAAATATATTATGTTTTGTGTTTGATGTCATTATTGTCCTGTAGAGAGTATGTAAATAAATATGAAAACCAACGGAAAGAATGTGAATATTTCTGTTAGTGGAACTTCAGTGTGGTCTTTAGTCTTATAAATTTGAAATGATGAAGCTATTAGTGATATTAGCAGCAATAATTTTATAAGTATCATCTTATTTCCTCCTAGTTAATTTACGAGCACTCTCAATCAATGTTCTGCCCATTTGTCTACTAATTTCTTTAAAATTATCCTTATGCGGAATAGGGACAACGTTACGTGGCTTAGGAGAATGAATGATAATTTGCTCATCATCCTCCTCTTCAGGTTCTCCGAAGATGCTGTATATTGTTAATCCTAGCATTACAAATACCTTCTAATTATCTTATTACAGTGTATGCAATGTTTATATTGATACTCGTAAAGTCTAGCGTCTTTATTAGCAACAGACCACTCAGACCATTTATGAAATATAAAACATTTTAGCATAATTGCTCCTTATATTGAATCATGTTACCTTCCAGTGTTTTATTAATAACCTTTTCAACCTCTTTAGAAGCCCTTACAGCGTGTTTAGCATCATGTCCAAGCTCTCCACAAGGCTCAAAACACTGATGTCTGTTAGAGCACATATAGGGCCACATATGAATATCTTGACAAGAATGCTCAGTAATTAAATTTGATGCCGTGCTCATATCTGTAATATCTTCAATAGGTGTCCACACCAGTTTAGAAAGATCAGTCATATTAAATATCCCATTCGTATAGTGCTTCATTAAGCCTAGCACAAATACTATCACTATTAGACGTATTTGTCAACAATGTGTAAATACATTCTGCAAGCAATCCATGGTTATCTGCTCGGTTAATAAATTCCCCAATTTCCATTACATCATCGTTACTATCGTTAACTTCCAATGGATAGAAATCCTCATAAGCAATTTCCTCTAAAGCTTTCTCATAATCAAATTTACCAATGTTGACAACATCGAATCCGATTTCCTTCCATTCGTTTAGTTCTTCCTGGCTCATATCTAGTGTGCTCATCGTTTGTCCTTAATATAAATTTTCACTGTAGAGTGTTCCACCATCAGTAGTATCACCTCCACAACGTCTTAGTATCTGATTCTCTTGTTTAGCTATAATCCAAGCCTCTTGCCTATTATAGAATTTACCAAATTGGTCAATAAAACCTTCATCGACTGGATCACCATGGAACGGCCTTGAATTGTATTGTATGTGCATGAATGCATCCCAATGCCTAACTCCTATAATAACTTCACCAGTAAACCTAGTTCTATTTGCTGCACATACTATTCTTGGGTTAGTCATTCTCCGCCTCCGCTAATTGAATAGCTTTATCCCATGCTTCCATTATTTCACTATGGTTATAAGTATCATTAAAAGTTATAATCCCGCCCTCACAAGCATACTGCAATTTACTCACAGCTTTTTTGTACTCTTGTGTGCAGGTATCGTAAGGACTGGCTTTTCGTAGCGCTCCAGCAGAACACCAACTAACAGCAGTTTCACAATTTGCTGAATACACAGGCTCTCCGTTAGAGTTTCTAGCCATCGTTGATTTCATCCAATTCTCAGGCTTTTCTATCAGAGCTTTTCCAGCTTTAAGGATTTCTGATGTTTTCATTCGTAATCTCCTTGAGAAATAGAATCATCTATAGATTCACGAATATTTTCTTGTTCATTTTCTCCACCTTCATCTATTTTAAAATCATCAAGATAGCCACAGTCGATAACCCATGACAAACGTACACTATCCTTCTTCAGCCTTGCATTCTCTTCTTGCGCCTGGGTTAGCTGGGTTTGGAGGGCGGCGACAAATGGCAACACAGCATTGAGAACATTAGTAACGCAGTCTTCATCTTCACCGGCAATATGAAAATCATATTCTGTCATTGTCCCATATGACCATGCTGACCAAACGCGAATACATGCGTATAGGTCTGCTAATTGCTCGGCGATTGCATCATATAACTGCGATTCGATTTCTGGAGATGCTTCAGGCGCTTGCTGCGCGATATTGAGAGGGGCGGAGCGAATAAATTGGTCTGCCGCTGAAATAGCGTTTAACCACGGACAATTTAAATTACTATGTTCCCCTATTTCAACATCAGTCATACGTGAAATTAAATCAGCAAGATTGTCAGCCATTTCCTCTGCGTCATCTCGATCTTTCAAAGTCTTATCCCATAACTCATCATCAGCAGGGCGGCTATACTGAGCAATCAATTCCCTAGCAAATGGAATTACATCCTTTAAAACCCAGCGTTTTGTAGCATCCATGCTCGTATCATATTTTTCAGCAATAGCACGTATATCTTGATCGGTTAAGACTGGGTTATTTGATATATTTTTCTCAGAATCCATAATAGTTTTATGACCTCTAATTTCTCTAGCAAGAAAATCAGCAACATACATTTCGGCATGCTGGTGCATTCTTTGTTGATTTTGAGCATGCCTATTACAAATTGTAGCTGCATCTTCTAAAGCCGTATTGCGTACCTGCTCCGCGCTATCAGGCTTTACAAAAAGATGATCGAATAATCGTCTTTCATCAGAACGGTTTCGCGCTTCCATCAGGACATTATCGGCAATACCGAAAATACTAAACATGTGCTTTCGGTCTGCCTCTGACAAGTCTCGGAAGAATTTCATCTTCGCCGTTTCGATATTCTGGATTGAAATTTTGTCGAGAGCGCTATCAGGCTTTGCGCATAGCTGGACGATGGCGGCTGAGAGATAATCTCGCAATTCTAGATACGCTGATGCTGCATTTTTGTCACTCTGTGAATGCCTGTATTCTCCATACCGCCTAATTAATCTCAATATTTCATCATGCTTGGCTTGTTGGTCTGGTGTCATTTACTTCCCCTAAAAGATGTTTTCAAGTCAAACCCATGACTCACTATTTTCTGCTTATTATCCTGTATCACTTCCACTTCAACCTTCTTTGTCAGATGTTCAGAAACGAAGTCCACAGTTTGTAGATACATTTCTTGTGGACTTATTATAGAAGACAATCCAATTTCTGCAAGGTTTTTATAATCCCCCACTACAGCCCAATAATCTCCATGCCTGTACCCTATAATAAACGCATGCCTGTTTAGCTGTTTAGAAATATTAATAAACTCTTCCAACAATGTTCCATGTTGATAGATAGTACGATAAACATACTTTTTGTGGACAACACAATTAAACTCAGTAGCTAGTAAATATCCACCAAACGCATTTAGTCCAAAATATTTGCTAATGAGAGGATACCCTCTTCCATTCACAACAAGATATTCTGTAACTTCTCTAGATGTAATTCCTTCAGTGTACAAACCTGACCTTGGAAATTCATGAGCATTGTCTCGTTTTATTGTTGTACCTGTATAATAACCTACAACTTTATTAATATAATCTTCTTTAAACTCACCTATACCTCTTCTATCAAGAATAAGTTTCTCATCAACGCCATATTGATAAACAAGATGATCAAAATAATCTTTATGTTTTCCAATGATTTTCATTTAAAATTCCTTTAAAATTTAGTTTGTAATCATCATATACAGATTATTTTGATTTGTCAAGCACAATTAAGCATCTTTCGTAGCTTCGATATGAAGCCTAAAACACCCAATATTAGCTTTGATTTTATCACTCACATCTGGGTCAGCTTTAACTTTCTCTATAGCCGTTGCACAGCTAACTAATGTTTTATGTTCAGACACAAAGGCAAAGGAATGGCTAGGTGGCGTAGTCACCGCTGCAAGTCCTAAATATAGTACAAGTACAAAAATATCCATGTTATTCTCCTAAACGTTAGTCAGCCACATAGCTGTATTACCTATACTACTCTGATTAAAATAAAAGTCAATAAAATATTTTTAAACATTTCTCTTGCACGATTTTAAATTTGTGTTATCATCCTGTTGTCGTTAATAATTTAGGAGAGAATTTGATGGTACTAATTACGCGAAGAGATGTCATAAGGAATGGTATAAGGTCATTTATAAAAAATTATTCATCGAGCAAATATCAAAATAAGTGGCTAGATGTAGCAAATAAATTATCCACTCTTGATCCTGAGACATGCGCAAAGGAAGACGTTAATGATATTATTGGAAATAACTCATGGACATCTTTGTTATGTCACGAATGCTGTGAAGATTGTGATGTAGTTGTTCAGCTAGGCCAAGAACCTGATTACGAAAGTATGACAGCGAATGTCTGTGCAGATTGTCTAACACAAGCTTGCGCTCTATGTAAGGAAATCAAATGAAAGACTTTTACCTACTGCTATCATCACATGCTCTACTATTCTCTTCTATGTATCTATTCGGATTAGGAGATATTGGAGGAGGAATATTCTTTAGCATATTTGCATTGCTAGTGATGGTTATGATGAATGAAGAAGTTTGTACTGAATATTTATATTAAGGAGATGTGATGAAATTATACGATGTACCAAGAAATACGATGATATACTTATCCTCTGACGAGTCTAAGCAGCCTTATAAATTCTGTCATATAGACGGCATGTATAGCTATTGTAAAAATGAAGCAGGAGATGTTGTACATTTTGCTGCTTGGGCTGATGTAATTATTGTAGGAGATAACTAGTATGTTTACACCAAAATATAAAATCACTAAAAGGAATAATGTCTATTATATATGGGAACGTAGGTTCTTCTTTTTCTGGAGTGTTATGAATATAAGGTGTATAAGTGCAGAATATGCTAAAGAGGCTATTGAAATAATGAAACGCTACGAGAGAAAAGATACTTTAGTACAATACTTGTAGGAGATATTTTAGGGATTTTATATACTTTGGTTTTTCAGATGACTTTATCCATAATTTTCAAGTCATCCGATTTTTAAAGGGAAGGAAATAAATATGCAAGATAAATATGAGTTTGTTTGTGAGGCTTACAGATCAAACAAGATGCTTACTCGTAGGGATGGTAGTATTATACTAATTAAAGGTATTTGTACTTGGGCTGATTTATGTGGAAAGCTTCAGAGGTATGTAGAATATTCAGATGACTATGAAACTTATAAAGCTGACCTAAAAGGCTTCTGCATGATGTTGCAGCCGTCTAAGCCTTCGTTTGTTGTGCCAAACTGGTATCATACGTAAACGTATGCCATATATTCTTATTCTAACAATATATGTACGGCACTCTAGTCATATGACAACTACTACTATATACTTTGATGATAGGAATTCTTGTCTTAGTGCTAGAGATAATTATAGAAAACAATTCAATGGTAATGATTTTGTAGTGTTCGCAGAATGCTACCCTAAAGGAGAAAAGAAATGACAAAGAAAATTATTACTAAATGGTCTGAAGGCTATCACGATATATCGAATATGACTCTTAAAGAGGCACTAGAAACATTACAGATGCTTTATGATAAGTATCCTCAAGCGTATATGAATTTTGATACTGACACAGTTGGAGAATTTGATGTTTGTTGGCAAGATTATGAATCTGATGAAGAATATGCCATGCGTCTGAAAGTAGAAGGTGAGTTAAAATTTGGTCACTCTAAAATTATTGGTGAGGCTGCTTTAAAATATCCTAATGCAAAACAGATAGATTTTGTTAACGGAGGATTGCGGATTAAATTCTAAACTAAAAGTCCCAAAGAAAGCTGTAACATATTTATGAAAATTCCCCAATCACTTTTCAATTCCTGTTGAATCACTAGGGAGGGGCTTGGAATGCCAAGAGGTCAATTTCTCATCCCCTCTCAGAATGTTGCTACACAGATACACTATACGCATTTGCATAGAAATGTATCCATTTGTCTGTAAGGGAGTGCTAACATATATGTGTCTGACAATAGAATACCTACTCTCTATCCGATTATGAATAGAAATTTGATGTGGGGCATCCTACATATAATTATGTATTTAATTTACACTCCTTTATTACTGATAGGTATATAGAATAAATGTTCAAGCAATAAGTCTCCTTATCCGCTCTGAGAATGTCTCAGGCGAACAGATGCAGCAATGCCAAAGCGGATTGCTTCCATCTTTCAGACTAGCATAATGCCGGATGGTGAGCAATAAGATTAAGAAAATATATTTTTACAAGATAGGCTTGCAAATATGGGTATTAAGTGTAATAATGGAGGCTCTTACATAGGGGAATCAAGATGCATAATTTTCAATTCTTTGTACACCGTACATCTGGCATAATTCAGGATATCAACACTACTCTAAATCCTTGCGCTGGTGGATTCTATAGTATTGTAGATGCCGTTAAATGGGGCAAGATTATTCAAGACAAATATAATTTCACCGCTATATATGATGCATCTGGAAAACTTCATACAATCCTACCGCGTAATTGAGGAGCTTTCAAAAATGATTAAACTATGGTCAAAACGTTTTGATAGTGCATATGGCTGGCGCTGGCACATAGAACGGGAATGCTGTTCTGAGACTGCTAAACAATGGCTAGATGTATTCAGTAAAGATGAGCCGCACATAGAATTTAAACTATCTGTAAATAAACCAAGGATTTCAAAATGAATACACCACGTTTCCCAATCGGCCTGACATTCTCACGCAAGCGGTATGCAAAGGCTAAAGAGTTGACAGATTATATTATCCTGGACATTTACACTACACGAAATAACGCTGGCGAAGTTGTAGACTTGCAATATCTAGTTAGTCATTCTTTCATGGGCCAGGGTAGTTTAACTGAGTTGATGTGTGACACTACCATTGCTCGCAGTTTGACTAATGAACAATTGAAGGGGTATGTTAAATGAAAACCTACGATCTGCCAAACAAGTATGCCCAGCAAGCTATGCGTGAATCAAATATGTTAATTTGTACTCATCATAAAGCCGGTATATTTGATGACGGTGACCCTAATCATCCTAAATACAACAATGGAATAAACTATGCTACCGGAAAACCATTAACTATTTTTGGATATGATACGGATAAATTCTTAAGAAAGCAATACTAATATAGAGCCGCGAAAGCGGCTTTTATTTATTGTTTTGAGCATAAGCGATAGACAATACCTCTACTTAATTAACCGCTGAAGCAGCGCTAATGAATCCACTATAAGACATATTTAATCATCTGTCAAATTTATTTTAAATTTGTTGTATATGCACAATACCTTTATTTCAATTCCCTATATAACAAATTAATTGTTACATTGTTTTACGTTTGCCCTTTTAATTTTTCCTTGACTATGCTAATGACTTGTTCTACATTACGAATCAGGCGACAAGCCTAATTTTCTCTAACACAAAATGATTTATTTTAAAACACTTATTTATAATTCTTTTTAAGGGGGACAATCATGGAAAACATTATTTGCCGCACTGATCTGATGGGTAAGCCTGCAATCTTCTTGTCTGATAGCTTCAAGGGTAATAAACTGATGGTATGGAATGGCAAAGGCTCAGAGCCAGTTATGGTAAGCCTGGAATACTACCAATCAACCAAGACTCCTACAGCTAAGCAAATTGAAAGTATGGTAACAGATTACAAGGAGACATTTGGAGGCAAGGAGATTGTATTGCGCCAACGTCTGCCACGTAATAGTGTAACACCTATCAAGCCTAAAGCAAAGGCTGGCAAGGATACAATCAAGCGAGTCAAAGAGTTGATGGCAGAACAGACGAAAATTGCGAAGGAGTTGCAAGAGATTATGCAAGCGACATTGAAAACTTGATGTATAAAATATTTCTACACTTAGTAGAAATAAAGCTTGTATTATCTTTTGGATGTGATAATATGTGTACATGGAAGGCGTTTACTACGGCAAGCGTTGAACAAGAAAGCGAATAGGGTTATAAATCATGGATGCCGATTTTTAATTCACGTTACGGGCTAATCTGAAAGCTTTCTTGTTTGTCCATAATTATTTATAACATTCTTATTGGATAATAAAATGCTGATCGAAATCAAACATCGTTTTAATGCTAGTGTAATTTTCTCTCACAATGTTAGCAAAAATACTGTAGCTCTTACATTAATTGCAGCTATAGCAGCCGGTGCTAATTTGTCCGGTGCTAATTTGTCCGGTGCTGATTTGTCCGGTACTAATTTGTCCGGTGCTAATTTGTCCCGTACTAATTTGTACGGTGCTGATTTGTCCCGTACTAATTTGTACGGTGCTAATTTGTACGGTGCTGATTTGTCCGGTACTAATTTGTACGGTGCTAATTTGTCCGGTGCTGATTTGTCCGGTACTAATTTGTCCGGTGCTAATTTGTCCCGTACTAATTTGTACGGTGCTGATTTGTCCGGTACTAATTTGTCCGGTGCTAATTTGTCCGGTACTAATTTGTCCGGTGCTATCAATGCAACGCTTTTAATCGCACAAACACGTATCTTACCTGATGAGGGTGACGTTATAGGTTTTAAAAAATGTAGAGACAATATTATTGTAAAACTTTTGATTCCCTCCTCTGCGAAACGTTGTCATGCAATGGGGAGAAAATGCCGTGCTGAGTATGCTAAAGTATTATCTGTCTGCGACATTCAAGGAAATATTGTTGCTGAGGGAATTAGTCAACATGATGGTAAAACTACATATGTAGTTGGTGAAACTGTACATTGTGATAAATGGGGTGAAGATTGGACAATAGAATGTTCCGGTGGAATCCATTTTTTCATCACTCGCATTGAAGCCGAGAATTATTAACAACATTTCAAGGATGATTTTATTTCTATTTGCCCGGAGGAATAATGCAAACAATTAACGTAACATTGAAACGTGTTCACGGTTTCGATACAATCATGCCAGCTTGCAAGGTAGCGGAGCAATTCGCAGCCATAGCAGGTACAGAAAATATCACTAAGGTAGCCCTGGCACATATTAAAGCGCGCGGATATAATATTAACTTAATTCAAGAAGTCAAAACAATCTAATATGCTAAAATACACATCACTAGAAGCCCGGCAAGAAATTGTTATAATTCTTGTAACATTGCTTGTTGTCTTGCCTAATCTTGACAACATTGCAAATTTGTTTGAAAGTTTTTTGGGATTGTTTTAAAATAATATGTCTATAGCTCAGGTGGATAGAGCATTAGCCTTCTAAGCTAAGGGTCACAGGTTCGAGTCCTGTTAGACATGCCAAATAAATAAATTTAAAATAGTCTTGACATTATCTGTAATAGCTGTAAAATAGAATCATTCGTTCAACAACACAAAGAAAACATTATGAAAAAGCCTGTACACATTCTTGTAAAACGTTGGTTCCAAGCTACATACGGCAATACATATTTTTCTGCTACTGTCACATTTGATGACGGCACAGAAGAAAAAGCAATCAAGTTTGAATATGGCTATGGTGATCATGGCTTGCAATGTGCTGTAGAGTGGCTTGGTGAGAATGGTTATGCTGATCTTCCAGCGCCATACAGCAACGGAATGAAAAGTTACAATACAACAATTTTCTTACGTGAAACACTTCATTGTGTTTACACTATTGTTGATGTTCAACGTAAGAAGGATTTGTGATCATGCAAAAAGCTATTTCATCCACAAAACTAAGCGAAACGCTTACCATTTCCCTGTGTAATGACGGCTATTGGCTGTATGACAAAACAAGGGGAATGAATATTTCAAAGCGTGCAAAGACATCCGAAGCTGCTTTTGTTGAAGCTTTGACGTATTATCAGAAGCGTTTAAGCGAAATAGAAGGGGCATATAAATGTCTCAAGGGGCAAGTGGACAGTTTTGTTAGTCAATTTATTGAAGAGGATAATGAGTAACATGTTCTACATCCTACAAAGAAAACCTAATAGCATCCTATACCAAGCAATCGACGTAAGAGACTGTAAACTCATCACAGAAGGCTTTAAAAGCGATTGTATGGCCATAGCGGAGGAGCTTGGCTATACATATGTTAATGAATACACGACAACGGCTGAGCGGCTGTAAAGGGGCTTAAAATGATTTGTGCAAGTTCCTCAAGAGATATAGCAATTGAATATGTTGAACGTATGGGATATATTTGGAGCGGAATATAAAATAATTTAAAATTAGCTTGCATTAATTCCTAACTATGCTATTATGTATTTATAGGCTGACGGAAAGCCTTAACGACAAATAGAGAATATATCATGAACATCATCTACAAAATCATAGACACTAAAACAGGCTTGCAAATTGGCAAAGACTATTCTAGCCGTAGTCGTGCTAATCGCCGTGTAGACAAGCTTGACAACGAATATGGCGGATATCGTTATAGTGTCCGCGCAGTGTACCCGATGCAATGCGAAGTCTTTTAAGGGGCTAACATGTACAAACACTTCCCAACAATCTTACTCATTCTCTTTGCTATCTTGACGCTATACCTGATGGCAGAATTTATTAACACTTACGTTATTTGGATGTGAGGCTGCTATGTCGAACGAAGAAATTAGGCGAAAACTTGGCCCCTACCCAATTCCTGTAACTCCTACAAACAAAATTGAAAGCTAAATTATGAAAATCTTCTTCACAAAACGTCAAGATGCACGTACATTCGCAGCTAACCGTAAGATGCAAGGGTTGCCAGCCACTACGCAAGATAAGGGGCAATCTGTTAATGTGCTTACGGGTAGCCGGTATGCTGTTAGTTTGAAAGGCATAAAATGAGCCAATCAAATAGTAGTTTTGAAAAGACGACCAAGACAAAGCCTAGCAAATCCATTACAGAGCAATATAAAGGGAAAACTTGGCAGCGTACAAATGACAAACGTAAATTGAATGAAGGAAACTAGAATGTTCAAAGCTATGAAATTTCGTGTAAATAACGCTCAAGATAGCGAAGCTTTGCAGAAGTATTTGTTCAGTCTGGGTTATCAGTGGCGGAGTACAGGACGAAGCATTGAAAACTATAGTGACAACTTTCCAAATATCTCTACATATGCAGATGGTAATATCTATTGTGTACCAGATGATTATTATAAAGGACATTCGCATACAGAACATACATTCACAACAGAAGTTATTGTTAAGGAAATACAGCCTAAGCCAGAAACAATTACAATTGATGGCAAGGAATATGACAAGGCTGCTGTAGCGGAGCGGCTAGCTAGTTTGAAAGCAATTAATGAGTAAGTATATGATTGGTTATTGTATACTTATATTTCTGTGTATTAGTATTCCTATTTACTGCGTTCTAAATAGGTTTTAAAGATTAGGAGCATACATTAATTTGTATAGCTCCTTTTATTTTGTCTAAACATTTTAAATTTATTTTATAAAACAGCTTGACATAAATTCTGTATGTGCTATTCTGTGTTCATGGCAGGGCAATATTAATTCTTAACAGGGCGGTTATCATGAAAGTTATTCAATGTGCATGTTGTGGAGCAGATGTCACAATGCCGCAATTTTACAATGGTCTTGCTTATGGTTACACATGCATTAAAAAGGTAGCGCCTAAACAAAAACAAACAAAAATTGTCTATGTTCAAGCGGATAGTTTTGAAGTTTACCAAGCCAACTTTAAAATGTTGAAATTTACATTGGAAGATAAAAAATATGTGACCAGAACATTAATGCGCCCTGATCAAAATCTTTTCATAGGTGCTGTTGTAACATCTGATGGAAAATGCCTAGTTAATTTAAAACATTTCGAGAAATAATCATGAAAACTTACACACTTAAACGTAATGGGCACATAATGGCTTTTGACATTACACTTGACCAAGCTATTTGTATAGCTAATCATTTTAGAAATTATCCTAATGATGACGCAGATAGCATAACAATTACGTCGGGTGATGCCACATTTGAATATAACTCAAACACTGAAACTTTCAAGAATGTGAAATACTAGACAAATTTGCTTACATGTCATAACATTATGTCTTTGCCCTTCTGAAAGTATATAATGAACATAGAGCAAGCTAAGCTAATAGCACATAAATACCATCTGGAAATAGTCTCAAATTTTGAATCAAAGCAACATAATGTGTTTCAGGCAATAAATGATGAACTGTTGTACTATGTGCAATCTGTTACATATAAGCAACTAGAGGATTGTACAGAGGAAAGATTTATAATATTCTGTATTGAGGCTTCGGAGCATTGACAATATTAACAAGGAGGAACTATGTCTAAATATCTAATTACTGTAAGCTATGTTGACGAAAAACAACCATTAATCAGGAAAAAAGAAACTTTCACACAGGAGTTAGAGAATTTAGGAGGGCTTGAGGATTACGCTATCTTGTCTCAAATAGAATCATCAGATAGGATGCGGAGCATCATTCGATATAACACAACAGAGAATCTATCTATTGACTTTATGATGAAATTAGACTAAGGGATAACAAAATGAACAAATTAATTCTAGCTTCTTGCATCATTCTAAGCCTGTCAGGCTGCGCTACTCCACAATATCGGCCAATCGTAGACACTTCCATCATGCCAGCCGGGAGAAATTATGCCGATGATTTATCAGAATGTATGCAATATTCCATGCAAGTGGCAGGAATAGCGGATAAGGCAGCATTCGGGGCCATTGCTGGCGCTATTGGAGGCTTGTTATTGAATGCAGCTAATGGCGGAGGGAATAGGGGAAGGTTTGCAGCTATAGGGGCATTAGGTGGGGCTGCTGAGCAAGGAAATGCTGCTATAGGGGATAAGCAAGCTATAACAAGGCGCTGCTTGCAAGGGCGTGGCTGGATTGTGCTGAATTGAGGGGGGGAAATGCCTATATTAAAACGTCTTGAGTTCACGGATAAAGAAATATTAGATTTATGTGCCGCTATGCAGGAATTTAGAGACACTTGGGCTGAACGTAAACAATATATGATTCAGCTTGGATTGAGTCCTGAAGATGCTGAAAAGCGTATGGCTGAGCTTAACCATCTTAACGGGAAGATTCACAGCTATACTAGAACTGTATGAAAGCCTTAGATTACATTTTACAGCTTAAGCCAGCTATTCCCTATTCTACAGAGAAGCCGGGGACATTGGCTAGTAATTCTGAAATTAGGCGCTGGATAACATCTGGCGCTATTATTATCAACACAGAGAGATTTACAATTGACGAGGAAATAGATTTCCCTGTATTCTCTTTAATATTCTTTCCTAAATCTGAAAATAGAAGGACGACGCTTGTATGAACAAAACATACTACATTATACAAATACAGAGCCGTTACGGATATCCTGATTTTAGAGATTACATCACTTTGGAAACACTTGACGAAGCTATAGCAGAATTATCCTCTAACATTTATAATGGCAAGTGGGAAAGTAGGATTATTAAGCGCACAATTGTAGATACAGTAATTGATAAAGAAGCATGCTATGGAGATGTTTGGGCATTTATTGTGTACAGAGGTGGTGATATCATGAAATACAAACCTGAAGGGTATAAACTGGAGATAGGGGATAGGATTGCTGTTAGTTATGGCATAAAAAGTAATCCATTTAGAATTGATGTTATTACAAGAATAACTAAAACATTGGCAATTTGTGAAGTTGAAGGCCAACAATCTATAAGATATCCTAACGTGTATGGCTGGGGATTCTATGCAAAACCTTATGAACGAACTAATATTCAATATATGGTGATTGATGATGAATAAGCACATCGCACAAATACTCGCCAGCTTTTACATACAAGATTGTTACCATGAGGCCCTATGTGATGATTTGTTTAGTACATTGAATAACATGTACGATGACGACACATTGCAAGCATTCTTGATTGAGAATGGATTTATGAGGGATGGGAGAGGGGATTGGCATGAATAACGTATTCCTACAGAGGGCTATCCTAATAATAAATGACAAGACTAAAGACGAGCTTTACCAAGAAATGAAAGCCTATGGAATAGGCATCACTCGGAAAGGGCGACAATTGAATAAATGTAATTTGTCAAGGAATAAGCGGGAGGGGTATTATAGCGGTCATCATTTCAAATTTATGACTAGGGTAGATTACAATTGTTCTCTGAAACGTCGTATTGCTATGCGCAGGAGTATAAAATATTATCTAAGTTGTGCAAACAAGTAAAACCTAATAATGCAGTCTATTTTGCACATATATGATTAGTTATGTATAAAATACGTTGCATTATAACTTGACAATCATCATTTACATGTTAAAATACTCTATTTGTACACAATAAAGGAATTACATGCAGATAGAAGTGATTGATTCTCTTATGGGAAATGGTAAGAGCTATGCAGCGTTACGCTATATTGAAAGCTTAGCACTCAGTGTTTAAGTGTCCAATCCATATTTACAGGTAGTTGTGGGGCATCCTTGTTTTTGTACCTATTATAAACTGTTTCGCCAAATTCTATGAACAACATCATTGGAGACTTATTGTAACGGCTTGCACCTTGAACGGTTTTATTTTTAAGATTTGCGGCTGGATTTGTAAACTCTGTAAGTTGTCTTTCTAACTCCATAGCCTCATTTTTAGTTAAATCTACCCTGTAAGCATTCACAGAAAGAGTTTCTCCGCTAAAATAAAGTTTATTTAACATTTTATTGTGAGAAATTCCTGACGTAACATGTTTATATCTCTCACCCTTACCACTACCTATGTAAATAATAGTATTAGCTTCATCAGTAGCTATATATACGTAATACTCCCCGTTACCTTCCCTGGGAACTACATACCCACATCTTCTGAACCAGAAATGTAAATCTTGAAATTGTTCTTGATCGTACATAGACTGTGACAACATTTATTACCTTTCAAACAAAAATAGCCTAGTAATGCTAAGCATAAAATATACCATGTATTTGTAAAATGTTAGTGTTCGCTAACAAGGAGAGTGTTACCTAAAGCCAATCTCCAAGAAATCAATTCCTAACCGCCTATATAAAGAGATTATAGTATATTATTTTTCGTGATAGCTGAACTAAAAGCATTGTCAAGTACCCTTAATTGAGTTGCAAGCTTATGGCAGAACGTGTCACTAAATCCTGTATAAGTTTTTATACTTTCAAAATTGATATAGGATAAATCCCTAAGCATACCGAACATCAAATTGTGGCTAACCTCATTAGAGCTTCCTAAATTACTTACACCGACCAGTAGGTTATCTAAGAAAGTAAAATCTTCTTTGGCATCTTCCAAAGAGACATAATTAGTTAACTTATAGCAACTTTTATTTTCCTGACTAATTCTGAGTTGCCTTTCAGTAATAGATTCTCTTTCGCCAGCTATAGGCGTTGACATCCAAAAAGGGTCTTTAGTTGTGTTCATTACACCTTTCGGTATAATTATTAATTCTGGTTTATCATACCGAAATGGCTTAATTTCACCTGTAGCTATATTTAGCCTAGCGGCTGTAATGGTTCCATCTTCATTTGTAATACAAGTTCTTATAAAGCGCTTAGGCTTAGTTTCAACAGGCTTTATAGAGTTCTTTTCAATGCCTGTTAAGTTTTTCTTGCACCAAGCTACTGAACAGTTTAAAATGTTAGCGATTGCTTCATAAGTGTTACCTTCTTGTCTTAGTTGTATTGCTTTAACTTTATCTATCATAATATCCCTTAAAAGTATATTATACCATAAATAACTTGTAAAGCAACAATATATTGCACACAACTTAAAAATATAAATATGAGTATAACGATTAACTTAATTACGGTATAGCAATCTTAGAAAGCGAGCGCAGCGAGCTAACCCTTACATATAGTCTATTAATCGAAGAAAAACCCCTGCTGTTGTTTTTGACTTTATGAGCGTAGCGATTGCTCTTAACTGAGATAATCTTAAATAAGAATAATTCTCAACTAAATAACTCCTGTTACGCTACTAATAAGAAATGTGAAGTTGCTTAGCTTCGCTAGTGTCTTTCACAACGGCTATTAGAGCACGGCTTAAGCTTATTTATACACATCAGCTATAATTAATAATTGTTCGCTTCGCTCTCCTCTTATTAGAAGAATATAAATCTTGTATACAAAGAAACAAATATCTTTAGTGCTCGCCTTACTCGCTTATCCTTGTTTGTGTGCTACAAGCCGAAGGCGCTACCTTTGTGGACTACTAAACCGTACGGTATTATTGTTTGTGTACAATGTCTTGGCTATCGCCATGCGTTTGTACCGTGCTTAATAATAAGAGAATTACATTGTTTGTGAGTAGCTTGCACGTTACCTTTAGCGAAGCTAATTATTTGTGCAATGTCTTCACAATAGCAGCTTGCGCTGCTTATTTGTTTGTGCTAGAATGAATTATTAGCAATGTTTCATTGGTTAACTAATTGGAACTATTGTTTGTTGTATTTGTGCAAACAATCATAGATAGCCGCTTACAGTATATAACCGACGTTTTATGACGGGAATTGTTACTGTTGTTGTGTTTATACTACAAATATACACAAATGTAGTATAATTATGTTGTATGTCCGCGTCTGGGACGCCATAGCTGATTTATATTGAAGATAGAGCTTGTATTATCGGATTTATTAATATAAGATGTAATTACTAACCGGAGATAATTATGCAATCATTTAAAGATAAATTAATCATTGCTGTGATGATTATAGGTGTTCTAGCTGTTGCATTCGGATTACCTGCATTAGCTGTTATAACCTCTCATAGGTATTGAATTTAGTAAGCTATTATTTGTTTATCGGAGTTAGACATTAACTAAAAGAGAATATCATGCATAAAATACTTGGTTATGACGACAGTGTGAATACATGCGATTGTTGTGGTAAAACTAATCTGAAGTCAACCGTCATCGTAGATGTTGATGGGGATATCCTGCATTACGGCTCTGTGTGTGCTACTCGTCACACTGGAAAGACTTCTAAAGAAATTAAGAAAGAAATTGATGATGCTTTGAAATTAGCTGTTTATCGTGCTAAATGTGAGTACGAATCAAGCATGGAATATTGCAAATCTCAGAATATGATCAAAGAAGCGCATAAACTTGGTATTCGTCCAGGCAAACCCTTTTCAGATTATCATCATGAATTTACAGTGCTGGCAGAAGCTAAAAAGCGTGAAATAGCTGCTAAGTGGGGAATTGATGTTTGGAAGTTTTAATTATGAAAATACAATTATGTTTGCAGTGCAATAAAAGGCGTTTTAACAATTCTCCTATCTCTTATGTTTGGTGGAGCATGAAGGGGGTTAGAATGTGTTATAAATGCGCTGATAGGGAATTTAAGATACAAGCAAAGAATAAGGAATAAATCATGAAACGAGAACAATTCTTAATAACGTCCACAATAGGCTGGACAGACACTAAAAGCACATGGAATGCCGCTATACGTGCTATTGAAGGCGCTGCTAGGGTATTGGCTGATGCTCATTGTTTTAGTTACAAGCTTACTGCCAGCGAGTCTACTAAAGACGATTTAGGCTTCTGTCATGTGAAGGGTAGCAGGACGTGGACTAATCAAGCTAATGGCTGTAGTGTGGTTTTTACTATCACTAAGCAATAAGTTTAAATTATCTGCATAAAAGTCTTGACAGCTAGGTTATTGTTACCTATACTTGAGACATCAGGTAGGCAAACACTTAAACAAGGAAATATCATGAAAACAATTGCAGACACAATTACAAGCCGCTTGCAAGCTGTAGTCAAATGTATCGATTGGGTAGTGGGCTGGCAGACAGTTGTTTATATCTTTGAGGATGAATCGACAATTGAATTTTCAGGGGATAAAATTATATGTGTCAACCCTGAAAGAATTAACTAAATTACATTCCTAACATCAATTCTAAGGGCTTTTCAGCCCTTTTCTGCTTTCTGGCTGGGTTGCTATCAAACTCTCAAAATAACGTCTATAAATGGCCTTGTAATGGCTACAAATTGATTTTGCTATGACGGGCTATCCGAGACTGCTAATTCCCTTAAAGTAAGTTGTTAAAATGACATACGCAAGTATTTGATTGCATAATTATAGAATTGCAACTGAATTGCATTAAAAGTATACTAATGAGTTTACTTTACAATATTGTATAATGTTAATTTTAAACACTTTTCGGTATGAAATGGTTAAATCCACTTTTCATCCGTAAAGCTTGCCTAAAAATCTTTGGAAATCTGCATAGGCCAAAAGATGTGCATAGGCGCTAGCGAATTCTTGCCTAATCCTCCAGATGTTGTAATACAGTAACAATACATGTATGGGCGTCATAAGTTAACCAATTGATAATATAAAACCATTGGACGAAATAAAAGGCGCATATAGCGCCCTTAAAGGATAGTTCTATACAGAAGGCTTACAAGGCCATTTTCAGCAGTCTTTCCGTACGTGATACCTGAGTGGCTGACCACTTGCCACCACGGCTTGTAGGGGTGTTGTATTCGTTTAGTTCGTCTGCAATCTGTGCTTGCGTCATTCCCCTGGCTCGCATTTTCTGAATTGGAATTCTAATTTTCTCAGCGAATGCTATGGCTTGCTGACGTTGCGATGCATGCCCATTTGCCTGCACTGCCGATAGTCTGTCACCTGATGCACCTAGTTGCTTTCCCTTTGCTTTGACTGCGGCTAATGCAACCTTAGTACGTACACCTATCATACGCCTTTCATTCTCTGCTATAGAGGCGAACATGTGCATGACAAGAGGATCGACATCTAACCCCATACTGGCAACGATGAAGCCTATACGGTCAGCCTTCAATACTTCCATCATTGTACTGATGTAGCGTACAGAGCGGCTGAACCTGTCTAGCTTAGACACGATGACAGCACACTTCAGTTGCTTAGCACGTTGCAAGACTGATGCCAGGACAGGTCTGTCAGTGTGGTCTAGTTTGGCACTGGCAACCTCATACACGATATCCAGTAGCTCAATATCGTTTGATACTGCAAACAGTTCCATATCCATGCGTTGACCGTCTAACCCATTGCGGCTCAATCCTTGCTCCCTTGTTGATACCCTGCAATAGCCAATAGCTTTCATGCTGCATTCTCCTTGTTGTGTGCCATCGTCATTGATGTACACCTAGCATAACACCATCGTGGTCGGTCGTCCATCACTATTGATATCCCATTGCTAGCCATGCATAGGCTTACTACCATCAAGTATACACATATGAATAGGCTATAGGAAGCCATTAGAGGCGATACAAGACGTTCTAACGATGGGTGGGCGAGTTGTACCAGCCGCTTGTAGATCGCCGGGTAGGGATATTTTGGGCAAGCTATAGGGGTATGGTGGGCTAGGCGGCGGGGCGTTAAATCACGAATTAGCCCTTGCACCAAAATAGGTCATACCTAGCAACCATAAGCTAAACTAGATATTTACTGCACCAAAATTACAAAATGATGGTAAATACCTAATTGTAAAATAATATTTTTATAAAATTTAACAATTATACTGAAGGGCATATTAAAAAGCCTCCTGCTAAATTAATAGAGGAGGCTGTCTAAATGTTGTTGCTTAATGTAGTCCACCAAATATACCAATTATTACAAATATAATAAACCAGATTATCCCGCAAGCTTTTTGCGAGTCTGTCAATTCAAACCCTTGTTGACGTTTACGTGCCATTCCTATTTCTCCTTGTATAAATCTCTTCCAAGGCTCTCATTACAATATATAAATTTAATATTGGTATAAAAGCAAATATAATAAATGTTCCCATGAATAAATTATCTGTGTTAGCTCTTAGCTTACTAGAATTATAGCTACTAGCAACAACGATAAGAAGAATAATACATGGAATAATATATAAAGTCAACAAGAGAGTATTCATTATTTTTTAATAGCTCTAGGCTTCCGTTTAGGAGTTGGAGCCACTTCCTCTATAAACATCAATTCCTGTTCAGGAGTGGTATTCTCATTAACAAGCATGTTAGCCTTCATATATACTTCAGCCTTGGCTTTGAAATATTCATTCCTGGCATCATGACGTTGCACCCAAGCTTCTGCATCTAGCCAAATGTTGTCACCACGCAACACTCCTTCAATCTCATCATTGCTGAGAAATCCTTCATAACAGCTAAAAAATCCGTCACGTATAAATTTCTTATCAAAATCCGACTTAGCATGATATTCGTTTATATTCCCAATTGCTCCACTACCCCCGTTGTGAATCAGACTATTAAAATTCTCGGATAATTCAAAAGTATCTGCCTCTAGGAGGATGTGCGTAGCATAGCTGTGGTTCCCTCCTGTTGCTATAATATGGATATTAGCTGGACACTTCCTAATAGCATGAATAAAAGCCCCTCCTGCATCAACGTTACCGCCATTACATTGCAAATGAATTTCAATCTCGTCTTCTTCTTTAGCAACGTTAAGACATTGTATTGCTGTAGAAAATTGTGAGACAGTTTCAATTTCACTATCTATTTCAATAATATACTTACCACTTTTATGAGGAATAAAGCCTACATTATATTCTTTAGGTTCACTATAGCCGTAGTAGCTCTTATATTTTTCTTGATTCAGTATCTCTCGTTTAATTTGTTGCATATTCCCTCCTGCTAGTTGTTGTAATAAATTTTGACAAAAGACTTTGTAATACCGCTTCTTACAACATCCTCAGGTTTAAATTCGATAATAGCTACGTTATCGTCTAGTTCTTTCATGTCCTCATCATCTAAGTAATCTGGAGCTAGTTCTATCATATCCTCTAGGAGCTTAAGTGTCTTAGCCAAGCCGCTATTCCCTTTAAGATCATTCTGTCTTGTATCTCCAGTTAAGATTAGCCTACAGTTATTACCTATACGAGTTAGCACCATCTCAAGGTCATCGGCTGTAAAGTTTTGAGATTCTTCGAGAATAACAATACAGTTTTCAAAAGATGTTCCACGAAGATATTCAATAGCTTTCATTTCGATTGTCTTAGTGCGAAGACAATAGTTAGTAAATCCACTACCCATAAATTTACGCAAATGTTCTATTGTTTGTGCGAAGAATGGTTCTAGCTTTTCTTCTAGAGTCCCTGGTAACATTCCTATAGTTTTACCTGTAGCCACATTCGGACGGGCTAGATAGATTTTATCTACTTTCTTTTGCTTAAGAGATGATGCCGCTTCGTAAGAAGCTAACATAGATTTGCCACTGCCAGCGCTACCAATCATAAACACTACACTAGCACCACTACGTAGAGCAGCTAAGGCTTTCTTTTGAGAATTAGTTTTAGCTTCAAATTTAGGGAGGTTAGGTTGTACAATCTCTCCTTCAGGAGTTGTTTCAGTTTGTAAAAATTTAGACTTAGGTTGAGGTTTAGTTTCCAATACTTCTTTTTTCTTATTCCTACGAGCGTTGTTACTCATGTAAAGCACCTCATTTCTTTAATATCAATATTACAATGCTAGTCAGCATCAGGCTCATCAAAACTATATTTTGATTGGTAGTATTCGTGCAAGACCCTTCCATATCTCGCAAATTGAATTAGGTTAAGATCAGGATGTCTCGGAACATTTCCTGTAACTAAGGCTTCTACTAACCTTTCATAGTAGTTAGCTTTCATATGTGCGTTTGCTAGACGCTTTTTAAGCGTTTCATCATCTGGCATTTATTTACCTTTAGATGCCCTAGCGTTAGCCATACGCTGTTGTGCTGGAGTAAGTTGTTTTGTTTCTTCCTGTATAACTACATCTGACAATAAGGCTGCTACTGAGGAATCACGCTTACACATAATCACTTCATAGTATGGCCCAAACATGTTTACATACTTATCTTCTTCAATCTCCCACCCATCTTGGACAGCTTCCTGAAATTCAAATCCGAAGGTTGCAAGAGAAGGGGTAAGGATAGTCTTAGTCTGTTTCATATTTATTCCTTTCTAAATAATTGTCATAGTCATGTGCTTCTGGGTCATAGTACACTGATAGGTGCATATCTTCAGCAGTTTCTTTAAGTTCTATCTCATCAACAAACTTTTCAATATTAAATTTCTCCATTAACACCTCCTTCAATAACAACTAACACAGGAGAAGATACATCAATGTTGTTTTGAGAAATATATTCTTCTACATCAGCTATAGCTAATATGTGACTATCCGTAGTGGCCTGTATTTTATGCAACCCTTTTTGTGTTTTACTTCTATAATACACATTAAATTTCATATACCCCCTTATTTAATTCGTTTTACAATATTACCGGATATAATATAACTACTTCCAAAGAAATTTACAACTGTTTTGTTAGATACTATTGATTGCATAACAATAAGATAATATTTGATCCATTTCATAAGGGTTTCTCCTTTCTTTAATAATTTAAGTTTATTGTACCATAAAAAATGTAATTAGCAAGCTATTTCTTAAAATTCATAATTTATTATAAAATAAAGCTTGACAA